TCTTCGCGCTTGCGGTCGGCCTCTTCACCGCATTCTCCGGCGCCAGACCCTGTGCCGCTTCCGCCAGCTGTACCGCTGCCAAGATCTGGCTGGAGTAGATCGCCAATGCCGGCCATCTCTTCGGCGGCAGCAACGGCGTTTGCGCGGGATTCTGCAACGAACTGCTCAAACTTCATGCCCGGGAGTGGTGCCAGCAGGGTGTCTTTTATGTCCTGAATGCCGATTTCTTGCGCTAAACGCACGGTTTTCAGTTCGCTGGCAATGCCTTCGCCAAAACCGGACAAGCTCACGGCGTCAATATCAATGCCGGGGATTTTGTTCATGGCGTCGATCAGCTCGTTGATCGCCCGCACCGGGTTGTTAACGATGGCGTCAGCGGCTGTGAGCATCACGTCAACCACGCCCAAACCAAACAGAGCAATACCTTTGCCTGCAACTTCAAACGTGCGCTTAATGACCTCGATTGCGTCTACAATAAACGCGGCCGCCTTGATGCCCAGGTTAAAGCCATCACCAATGGCTTCGCCCATGTCTACGCCATCAGTTCCGGCTTCAACCATCATCCGACTTACGGCGTCCAGTATCGGCGCGAACTCAACAGCCATGCGCTGGGAGATGCCCTCAACCACCAGGCCAATGCGAGCAAAGGAGTCGTTTGCAGCCTCAACCTGTGCCGCATCCACTGCGCTCAGTGAAAGCCCAAGTGCGTCCACTTCTTTGCGGCCGGCGCGTATGGCATCGCCGCCTTGCAGCATTAAGTTGACCATTTCGCCGTTGCGTATGCCCATCTGGCGTAATTCGTCGCCAGCCTCCTGGGTAGACAGCCCCATCTCTTTCATGCGATCGGCAATAGTGGCCAGTCGCTGATCTACGTCCATGCCTGACAGACTCTCGACAGACAAGCCAAGGCGTTCGAATGACTCAAACGCCGATCCACTGCCGCGCTGAGCTTCACCTAGTCGTGAGTTGAGCTTTTCCATCGCCTTGCCTAGCACTTCCGTACCGACACCGGCATCAGAGCCTGCAATCTGCAAGCCGCGCAGGCCGTCAATGGTGCCGCCAAGCTGCCTTGCAAGTTTTGCTTGCGAGTCCACGGCCTCAAGGCCGCGCCGAGTTAGCTCAATACCGATAGCGGCGCCAGCGGCCGCAACCGCAACGCCCATGATCGCTACTTTCTTGCCAACCGCGGACGCCTCGTTACCAAACTTCTTCGCGGTGCCGCCTGCGCTGGCCATGCCTTGATTGAAATTAGTGGTGTCGCTGGATACGCGCACGGCCAAGCTGCCAATAGCCATGTTGGTTCCTTTTAATCGGGGGGGAATCCGGCCTTGACGCGGGCGCGGCGCAGTTCGTCTTTCATTTCCAGGGCTTCATCTTCGGTGATGCCGCCAGCCTGCCTTTTCTGATGCTTAATTTGTTCGGCCTTGGCGTCTGCAAACCAATAAAACTCGGTAGGGTGCATCGACCAGAACTCACGCGGGGACAAGCCCCAGCCGATGACAGCGGCCTGGTAAGCCGATTTTACGACCTGCCCGCGCTCGTCTTTTTTGACTTGGGGGCATCCTCGCCTTTTTCGGGTTCGGGCGCAGGGTCTGAGCGTATCGATTGTGGCAGCATCAGCTCCAGCAGGCTTGCCACGGCTTCGGAGATTGCGGCGAGGGTTTGGCCGTCTGCCCACATGCCTTTGTACACTTCCGCCGCGCTCACCCGGCAGCCCGCATAGCGCAGAACAACCGAATAGGCCGCTGACAGTTTGGCTAATGGGATTTTGCCAGAAGACCGGCCCCGCTCAAGCTCCATAAAGGTTAGGTGGTCTTCCACTGCGGCGAGCACGCGCATTATGTGGTCATCGCCCCGTATCGTGTAGGGTACGCCCTCCCACGACAGCTCAATGTCATCAAAGATTGCCATGGTTGAGCCTTATGGTGCGGTGTAAGTGACTTCGCCGGATGCGCGCATCTCGAAAGAGTAGGTGCTGACATCGTTGTAGGTGTCCTCCAACGCGAAGGATGAAAGCCCAAAGCTCCCAGAGACAATTCCACCATCAGGGTAGGTCAGGGTATATGTTTCATTGCCGGTGGCCACGTTCAGCGCTTCGCCTAAAATGGAATGATCTGCAATGACGCCCTCCACCGAGATTGAAACGTCGATCTGGCCAGGCTCGTCAAGATGGGTGGCCCATGCGCCAGAGTCGTCATCAGATGAATCGACCAGTTCACGGTTGATGCTTAACGATTTGGTGCGCACGTTGGCAATTGGGGTGTTGTCTTTTTTCAGAATGACCTTGCGGCCGAGATACTTAGCCATGATTTATGCCTCGTCGTTTAAATTGATAACCATGCCACCAGGAATATCCATGCGGGCACGTATCGTTTCCAGAGTTATGCCGCCGTCGCGACTGCACACCAGTTCATTACCTTCAGGGGTTACTGCAAGCGCTATCACTTCCACGCCGTCCTCGGTTAAACGGAACGCTTCAACCGAATCAATGACCACGCCCATTGCGTCCATGACGACAAGGCCATGCCCGTCCTGCTCCATATCAATCCATTCAGTTCCCATAGCCAATCTCGTCAATCAGAACGCGAAAAGACGACACGCCGTGGTATGTGTGGCCGTCAGGGTCAAGGGTCACTGGCTGCTCCTGGTCAAAGTCACAGCCTATAAACTCATGGTCAGGGACTTTCAGACTGGCCCTGTGCAGCGCACGGTAGATTGCAGCCTGTATGCGCTTGGTTTCGCGCTTGCCGTCGTACCGGCTCCAGACATCAATGGTCACGTTAATGTCACCACCAGAGGATGTATCGGTGGACATATCAAGAATGGAATCGCTGCCGATTACGATGTAAGGGAAAACAGAGTCGTTGCCGGAGTCGCCAGCCTGGATAACATCATCGTAGACGGCGGGAAACAAGGAAGCCGCGCCGCGGACGACATACTGGCGCGAAACAAAGTCCAGCTCTAAAAACGGGGGTATGTCCGGTGAATTGACGCGCTTTGCCAATATAGCTGCCAGCTCATAGCTGGAACAAAGCGCGATGTGCACAGCGATTTGTACGGCGTTTGCCATGCCTTCAGCCATTATTTTTCACTCCCTGCTTTTTCGCCTCTCGGGCCAGTGCCTTTTCCAGCTTTTTGCCAAACTCGCGGGCGAAGATTCCGGGCAGCTGCGGCTCTACTGCTGCAACAGTGGGTTGAATGAATGGCTGTGCTGAGTTCTTTTGGGTTCCAAACTCGATGAAGTGCCAGTACCAGGCATCGTTTTTCGAGCCTTTGCCGTGCTCGATGCGCACATCTGACATCGCCACATCACCCTGCATTTTCCGGCGGCGGGCTTTAATCGCTTTGCGCAGCGTGCCATCGTCTTTCGGGGCTTTCTTGCGCATCTGCTTTGCCACTTCGGTGGCCACGCCCTGAACGGTTGCGCGGGCAAGGTTGCGGGCCTGCCTTGGCGCCAGGTCTTTCGTCATTTTGCGGAATTTTTCAATGCCGGTAATTTCAAACTGCCGGTCACGCTGCGTCATCAGGTTGCCACTCCACAGCTGCACTCAAGCGGCAGGTAGGCGGAGCGCCGGCCACCGTTTTGCGCAAAGGTGATGTTCATCACGCGATCCATTCCCAGCCAGTTAATGCGCCAGGTTTCGTTCACGTCGCTGCGGTAGCGGATGACTACCAGGTAGCCGCCTTCAGCCTGAGTGCGGTCGCCGTTCTGGCGCTCTGTACCGCGAAGCGGGCGAACGTGCGCCCATACTTCGGTCTGGGTTTCCCATATTTTGGTGAAGCCACCCTGGCCATCAGGTGCGCGGATCTCTTTTTGCAGCTCAATGCGCTGGTCTAGCTCTCCGGGTCGGAATGTCATTTAACCCAGCCTTTCCGATTAATCGAAACCAGCGACTTAACCGCCATAGGAAGCTCACTTACAGAGGTTCCGACAATGGCTACTCCCTTGTTTTCAAACCAATGAACAACAAGCATTCGGATTGCGCGATTAATGGACGCGGGCACGTCACCCTCGCTGTCGCCAAAGCCAGCACGATAAGTGATGGTTATAGCGTCAAGTTGACCCATTAAGGCAGGGCATGCTTTGCCGGATTTTG